CAGAACAAGCTGCAGCGATCAAACGCTGAAGCAATCACCAATCGCGGCAAGAAGGGATGGCAGGGTGACATCGCTCGAATGGAGATGGGCGTCATCGGCAGCCGAATGGGCATGAAGGCGATGAAGCGCCGTATGCAACGCGCTGCTGATGCAGCAGCACGCGGCAGCAAGGCCGGCAAGCGTGCGCAGGAGATCTATGCAAACCAAGTAGCCTTCACAGGCAAGGGCAAAGCCAAGGCGGCGAAGTCCAACATCAGACCCGGCCCGCGGAATACGCAGGGCCCACCGCCGAAGCGCAGGAAGCCACGGAAGCCACGCAAGCCATGACCACCACCGCCACCAGCCCCCGCCTGAAGCCGCAGCAGGGTGTACCCCAACTGCGCAAGGTGATCGCCGTCAAGCCTGACGGCACCGTCCGCACTGTTCTGAGCCGCCCGCAATGATCGCCGCCACATCCAATTCCCTCGGCCCGGTAATCGCTCAGTCCCTCGGCCTGCCAACTGATAACTTGCTGGCCTTCACTCTGCGCTTCAAGGCTGGAGAGATTGTGCGCTGCGATGCTGAGTATCTTGTGAGTGACGCAGCCGGTGATGCGATGACTCAAGTTATTGGTAAGAGTTACCAGCTGATGGAGCGCCAGTGACCTACTCCAGCTATAGCCAGCGCCCACTCCAGCAGCGTCGGGTTACGCGCGTGCAGGATCCCTGCCAGGCGTGGTTTGCCATGGAGGAGCACTGGCAGCTGATTGAGGATCTGATGGGCGGCACGCGGCAGATGCGGAAGCGTCACCGCAACTACCTGCCACAGGAGCCGCGCGAGGCGGATGACAGCTACGACAACCGGCTGATGCGGTCCGTCTGCCCGCCGTACTACCAACGGCTCGAACGGATGCTGGCCGGTATGCTCACGCGCAAGCCGGTGCGGTTGATTGAGACCAGCGACACCATCCGCGAGCAGTTGTTTGATGTTGACCAGCAAGGCAACGACCTGAACGTCTGGACATACGAAACCGCGCGCGTCGCAATCCGCTACGGACACGTTGGTGTGCTGGTTGATGCACCGCAAGGTGGCGGCCGGCCGTACTGGGTGCGCTACAGCCCGCGGCAGATCCTTGGATGGCGCACAGAGCCGAAGGATGGCAGGCAGGTGTTGACGCAGCTCCGGCTAGCTGAAACCACCACGGTGCCCGATGGCGACTACGGCGAGCGCACGGTTGATCAGGTGCGGGTGTTGACACCAGGTGCATATCAGCTGTGGCGGCGCGACCAGAAGCCGGAGTTTGTGATGATCGAGGAAGGCGCCACAAGCCTGTCCGAGATCCCGTTTGCCACGTGCTACACCGGCCGCGTCGGGTTGCTGGAGTCACGCCCGCCGATGGCGGACATCGCAGACCTGAACCTGAAGGCATATCAGGTGCAGAGCGATCTTGACAATCAGCTGCACATCTGCGCAGTGCCGATGCTGGCATTCTTTGGCTTCCCGTCAAGCGCTGAGGAGGTATCAGCTGGCCCCGGTGAGGCGCTGGCATTTCCGGCTGAAGGCAAGGCTGAGTACATCGAGCCTGGCGGCGGCAGCTTTGAATATCAGTTCCGCCGATTGGAGCAGCTGCAATCGCAGATCAACGAGCTAGGGCTCTCGGCAGTGCTCGGGCAGAAGTTGAGCGCCGAGACGGCAGAGGCCAAGCGCATCGACCGCAGCCAGGGCGATTCGACCATGGCGGTGATCGCGCAGAACATGCAGGACATGATCGACAACTGCCTGCGGTATCACGCCGAGTACTTCCAAGGCCGCGAGGCTGCCGGCAGCTGCCTGGTCAACCGTGATTTCGTGGGCGGCGCGCTAGAACCGGGCGAGATCGACAGCCTGCTGGCGCTCTACACCGCCGGCACTATCACACAGGAAACACTTTTGCAACGGTTGGCAGATGGAGAGGTGCTGGGCGATGATTTCGACGTTGAAGCTGAGCTGGAGGCTACGGCCAATGCGGGACTGGATCTGCAAGGCACTGGTATGGGTGGCATTGAAACTGGAGCGGACTCCGGCGGCACCGAAGCCAGCAACCCCGATGTCAGCGCGTAGATCGCTGGTTGACTACCACATGTGCCCGGTGCTGCCTGAGGAGATCATGGCCATCGTCCGTACAACGTGGTACGACGGCAACGGCAAACCTGAGACGGTGGATGAGATGGTGATCATGGAAGACAACGACGAAGCCGATGTCGTGTTTAACCATGTCATCACCACCGGATTGATGCAGGGTGCCAGTATCAGCATCCGATCAGCGTATGGCCCAGAGATGCTCGGGATTTACGCATGAGCACACCTGAGTCGTTGTATCGTAATGCCATTGATCTGAACCGTTACAGCAACTCTGTAGCGCGGCGGATCATTAACGCCTACAACGACATTATCATCGATGCCGTCAACCAGCTGCGCACGATCGATGACCAAGCGGCGCCGGTCAAGGCAGCACGGCTCCGCGGCATCCTTGCGCAGCTGAAGGACAGCCTCGCGACGTGGGCGGGCGACTCCACTGAGATCACCGCTATCGAGCTGCAGGGCCTGGCGGAACTGCAGTCTCAGTTCGTGGCTGATCAACTGGCCAAAGCGTTACCGGCCGGCGCCCGCGATGCAGTGCGAACCGTGGAGATCTCGCCGCAGTTTGCGCAGTCTGTTGTCACCACCGACCCGACGCAGATCAACGTGGTGGCGCTCAGTGATGACCTCTACAAGTCGGTTTATGGCGCGGCTGCACAGGCCGCGCAGGCCGGCGCCGGAACGTTCAGCCTGACTGCCGCTCAGGGCGCCGTGATCACCCTGCCCAATGGGCGCGTGGTTGAGAAGGCATTTCGCGGCATCGCAGTGGATCAGGCTGAGCGGTTTAGCCAGGTCGTGCGCAATGGCCTGTTGACGGGGGAGACAACGCAATCGATTGCGGGCAGGCTCATTGGAAAGCTGCAATTCGGCGAGCAGGCCAGCGTGCGTCAGCTGGTAGCCAAGGGCGGCCAAGCCACCGCCGTGGCCGATGGGCAGGTGATGGCGCTGGTGCGAACCAGCATCAACCAAGTGGCCAATGCCGCGGCCATGCAGACCTACGAGGCAAACCAGGACATCACCCGGCGCTACAGGTATGTGGCCACGCTCGACAGCCGCACAAGCGCAATCTGTCGCGCGCTGGATGGCAAGGAGTTCGAGTACGGCAAGGGGCCAACACCGCCGCAGCACTTCAACTGCCGATCCACGATCGTTGCCGTGATTGATGACAGCCTGCTCGGCCCCAGCAAGGTGGCGAAACGCGCCAGCAAGGACGGCCCGGTGCCGGCTGACACCACCTACGGCAAGTGGTTATACGACCGCCCGGCAGAGCAGCAGAAGGTACTAGGCAACAAGGCGCCGTACTTCCGCCGGCTAGCTGAGAAGCACGGCCCCGAGGCCGCTATAGCAAAGCTGGTGCGAGAGGATGGCTCAGAGGTATCGCTGGCGCAGCTAAGGGCGAGGTACGGAAAACTAGAATGAGACCAATGATCCCCTGAGCCATGGCCCGCACCTACTCCCGCGATTCACGCGGCCGCTTCAGTGGAGGCGGTGGGGGTGGAGGCGCCAAGGCTGCCTATAAATCAGCTCGATCCAATGCACGCTTTGAGCGTGCCGCAATGGCAGCCGGCGGGGCAGCAAGTCGCGTATTGCCAAGGCTGATAAGGCCGTATCCGCCATGGAGAAGTCCCGTGGCGTAGCTGGCAAGAAATCAGCGGCACCAAAGAAGGCTGCTCCCAAGAAGGCAGCAGCACCGAAGCCCGCATCATCCCGCGCCACGAATACCGCACGCGCTAAGGCCCTGCAGGCTGCAGGGACAACCGCCATCGGCGGCCGCATCAAGGCCAAGGGCTTCGCGGGCGGCAAAGGTGCACAGCAGCGGGCAGGCGGTCTGCGTCAGAAGAGCTACGCCCGCGCCAGCTACGCCCGCAGCAAGAGCACCAAAGGCGCAGGAACACGGACCGGCCTGAAGGTCAGCGCCGCCAATGTCGCAAAGAGCCGCGCTAAGTCCATCCGCGCTGCCAGCAAAGCCGCTAATGCCGGCAAGAAGCTGAAGAAAACCTCCAAAGCTCCGGTGAGTGCCGCAAAGGCCCGTTACAAGGAGCTGAGTGGAAGGGCGCGACGGTCAAATCCCCTGAGGACAGCGGCGGAAAACCGCAATGCTGCGGGTGCCAAGCGCAGCCTTGCGACGATGATCAAAAAGCGCGGCCGCTGATCAGCCCTCGGCGTAATCCTCCCAGGTCTCAAGCTCCTCCATCAGCTGACGGTGATGCAGGCAGGTCAATACCAGGTCGCCTGCATCATCAAGCTGCGCGTTGGTCAGCGGTGAGGCGTAGAGATTCCCGGCGGTGAGGTAGACGGTCACCTCATTGCCGTCGTCGTCTACGTCAGGGATGCTGCTCACCAGCTCACGAAGCTGGCGTACGCTGAAGCCATCAAGATTCTCAACGGGCAGGTGCATGGTGGTGGAGGTTCCTGGACTGCGGCACTTTACCCCTGCTGGCATCCGATCGGATGTTGTCGAGGTGCTGATCGGTGAAGCATGGGTGCCGGCGGTGTTCACTGATCGAGGCTGGCAGCATCCCGACGGCTCTAACCTGACTGGCGACGTTACCGAGTGGCGCGAGCATGGCCAAGAAGAAGGAGACCGCAGCACAGAAGAAGGTGCACAAGGTGATGAGCGAGTACAAGCGCGGCACGCTGCAGACCGGCAAGCCAGGCCCCGGCAAGGGTCCAAGAGTCAAAAGCCGCAAGCAGGCAATAGCAATCGCGCTGAGTGAAGCCGGTAAGGCTAAAAAGCGCAAGTAAGCTAGACGGGCAATACAACCCTGCGGGTTTTCATGTCCGACGACAACAATCAGCAGCCTGCGGCTGTTGACGTTGAGGCCCTCCAGCGCAGCATTGAGGCACTGGAGGCCAAGAATCGAGAGCTTGCGGATGAGAAGCGCAAGCTGCGCAAATACGAACGGATGGCGGAGAAGCTGCCTGATGGCGTTGATGTTGATGAGTTGCTCGACTTCAAGCGCAAGGCCGAGCAGCAGCAACTTGAAGCACAGGGCAATTACGCCGAAGCCCGGCAAGCTCTGGAGCAGCAGTTCCGTGAGGCGGCGGCGCAGAAGGACCAGCGCATCAGCGAGCTCGAAGCACGCGTGCGTGAGCTGGAGCTGGTGGCGCCTGCAGTCTCCGCACTGGCTGACCTTGTGCACGATCCGCAGCTGGTACTACAGACCAAGCTGACTGCCGACAAGATCGAGCGCGAAGCTGATGGCACCGTCGTTGTCGTTGACGGCTACCAGCGCACACCAGTGCAGGAGTGGGCGCGGACGCTGCCGGCATGGATGCAGAAGCAACCCAAGCCGCAGGGCAGCGGTGCACCGAGCGGTGGGGCTGGCAATAGCGGTCTGCCGTCTGGCATGAAAAACCCGTTTGCGCAGGGTTCATTCAATCTCACCG